TGATTACATCGACTCGCCAGTCAACGGAGGCAACGTCACGCTCGACTTCTGCAAGACTTGCAGGAGTTCACGAGTGTAACCCTTCACCGGTGAGCCGTCCTCATAGGTGATCGGAGCCGCTTGATCGGGAGTCTTGCCATCGGCAATCTCTTCGTCCGTCAGGTCTGCGCGCTTCACATACTCATCGCTACCGCAGAACGCATTGGCCACCTGACCAACGAACTTGTTCGCCGCTTCGAGCGGATTGTCGAGGTCCACCTTCTGTTCGAGTCCGAGCAGTGACTGAAGCTCGAACGTGCGCTTGGCCGCTTCGGGCGTCAACGTCAAGTATTGCTTGCGCAACTCAACGCCGGCGATCGAATACACACGGCCTTCAACTCGCACCGTCTCAGGCTTGCACAACTCCCACGTCAGAACGAACATGGGGTTGCCAGCCTTACGCGAGAACTGGAACTCGGCCTTCTTGCACCGAACCACATAGTTACCACGTGGCAGTTTAACGCTGCTGTTCAGCTGTTCAGGTTGTGACGCGTCGACAGGTGCTGGGGTCAGGATGTTATTGCTGTTGCTCATTTGTTTTGTTTTGTTTTGTTTTTTGTTTTTGGTAGTGAGGATACCAGCCTTGCCGCCTTAGGGCGGAAATTGTTATTTGTAAATCTCCTTCCAGTTAAGCGGCATACGCTTACCTTTCAGATGACCACACCGCGCACCGCAGTTAATCTGCTCTGTGCTCTCGAACGAAATCCACAACTTGAAACCATCTTCGAAGTTACGATACACATAACCAATCGCATCCGAACGGGAGCAAGCGATCTGTTTGATCTTGCCGGTCAATTCAAGATCCTTCGACGAAACCATACTATCAACCTTCGCGTCCTTGCCGCCGATGAACTTCTCGCGCAGATGTCCAACAAGAATCACATGCGGCGCGATGTTGTGCAGCATCATTAGCACAGACGAGAACGCTTCACGAAGGTGTCCGTATCCTGCCCCATTCGGTAATTCAAGAACACTCCCTCCAGTGAAGCTCTTGCCCAAGACACTCTGTTTGTAGAGTGATGTTGCGTAACGCTCACACCAGTCTTCAACGCGAGTGATCGTGTCAACCGCTACAAACTTGTATGGTGAACCTGCACCACGAATCGATTTGCACACTTCACGAAACTCTTCGATGTTGTTCGCTTTTACCTTGAGCGCGCTGATGTAATCAGAGCCGTCTTCGCAGTCAATGATGAGACAGTTTTCGAGTTCGCTCAGAGCGGTAGTCTTGCCGACTTTCGGCGGCCCATACAGTAGTGTTAGCTTAGGGTTAATGTGCGTTGGTCCGATGATAGCTGTTGGTAGTGTGATCACTTGTTAGTTGTGGTTGGTTTGGTTGTATTCATTCGAGCAATGCTCTTCGCTACGTCAGCCTTGAACCGCTCGAAATAAAAGAAGTGGTCGTCGATCTCTTCCTCCATCATACCGATGACGTTCATCTTGTTCGTGAGGAAGTCACCGCCATGCTCAGCTTGACCGCGAGCGAACTTAGCCGCCCGGCGAATCACACTGTCCGCGAGAACCTCAACCATCCAAGTTCGCGTCTCGTCTTTGAACAAAGGTTGCGGCCCTTCGATGTCCGTGATCACTTCACGGATTGCGTTGTTCAGTCGTTGTAGTTTATCTGCATTCATGCTAGTAGTGGATTGTAGTCTTCTTCCTTTGCAAACATTCCGGTCAAGTTCATCTGTGCTTCATCATCCGTCGCCGCAGCGCACACTTCAAAGAAGGAACACTTGCGACCGTAACCTTCCGACTCACACCCGCGTGTGATCAATCCCTCACGTGGATGCTTGTGTTCAAGCGGAACATCGAGACGTTTGCACAGGCCCATGACAAGCATTTCGTATTCCGCGATACGCTCGTCACTAATCTCAAACGCATCACTCGTCATGAACTTTGTCTTCGTCGGGTCAGTCGCAAGGAAGATTCCTTCGATGAACACATGACGACTCGACGCGTTGAGCCAGAGTTTAGCTAGATCGCTTGTCGCATTGGCCGCGAGGCCGCGCTTCGCAACTTGTGTCAGGCCGTAGTAATACGTCATCAACTGCGAACTCAACCGATACTTGTTGAAGTAATCAGCAGGGTCAGACGCAGAGGTTGTCTTGTAGTCACGAATCGCAACTGCTCCCGCATTCTCCTTGTGTAGGCAGATGTCATCAATCGTTCCGCAAAGCGAGATGTCAACATGCTCACCAGTGTAGAACGGAAACAACCAACCGAGTTCAACACAAGCCTTGCCTCCAACTGACACTGTGTTCCACGACGAGTGTTCGAGTGACCAGAAGAAGCAGACCTGCTTGAAGAACGCGAAGTCATTGAGATGATCCTTGCGATACTTCGTGTAGATACGCTCGACTGTATCACGAAACGCCCAGCCTTTCTTGCAGGCGTCATTGAACACGCCGCCGTTGCGTTTGAATTCTGCGGCAAAGTCATGGAAACAATTCCCCCACACGATGTCGTTCGAGGTTGCTACTTCGTGATAACCGTCGAGAACATATTGGACTTTGCGGATACAGGACGAGTGTCGAATCGCTGAAGAGTTTAATCGGATGTGTCGTTTCATGATACTAGCTTTCGCATTGCAAGAAGTTTCTCAAGAGGCATGTCAGGGTCAGACATAAACTTATCGACGACTGCCTTTGCCATTGCGCTCTGAGCGGGACGTGAGATAGAAGGTTTGCGTGTGCCTACTGGTGAGTTCGGAACGAGAACACGGAGGTCTTGTTGCGGCCGAGAGAACTGGAAGTATTTACTGAGGTGTGCTACGAGAGCCTCATCAGTCAGAGCTTCCAGTCCTTCGGGCGGCAATTCGAGAAGTTCTTCGATGGTCATTGTGTGCCACGACGAAGGTGAATGTTGAAACCGTTGAGCATCACAATACTGATTGGTTCAACACCTTCAGGCACAAGACTAATCAACGCCCGAATATCCGACTGCTCTTGCGGCGTGAGTGCGAACCCATCCTTAAGCACAAGCTCTCTCGCGTCACTCTCGACAAACTCATGGACCGACTCGTGCCAGTTCACACTGATTGCATTGCGAACCTTGAACGCATCGGGCCGAGCCGAGACTGAATGCGCCGTCGCTTGTCGATCGTATCGTGAAGAGTTCTCCATGAAGCACATCACGATTCCCTTTGGCGTGCGACGAATCTGAACTTCACGCCGCAGAGTATCGAGTAGGCCGGCCTCATCAAGATGATCAATGCAATATGCAAACGCTTGATGCACTCGTTGATAGAGTGTGTCAGTCGAGATACGTTCGCGCATGAACTCTTTGTCTTGCCGCGATTTAATCATCTCGATCAGCGTTGGCAACAATGCTTTCGCATAGCCCTCGTTGTAATACGCTGGCGGCCTGTCACCATAGCGTGCTCCTGTTCGCACCTTGCGAACTTGACCACGTTTAATGGGTGGTTCTGATCCCTGCATAAATGCTTCGGGAGTTTCTAATAGTGTAGACATAGTGTTGCTGAGTATAGTATAAGCATTTCGTATGCCATAACTCTAAGGCTATTCGTAGGAGAGTATTCCAAGAACCTTCTTGCGGATAAAGTATTGTTCGATGTCACGGAAATTACCCTTCATTCGCCCACGATTAACCCACAGTCGCTGAGTGTCCTCGTCATCACCCCCAAAGTGTTTCGAGATCAACGCGAAGTCTTCGTATGTGCGCTCACCCATTCGCTTGAGGTCGAGGATGAACGTGCTCAATCTGTAGTAGAGGTCAAGCCGGAATGTGTCGTTGAGAGATGACTCGATACCTTTGTGTGTAGCTGCAACAATGCGACAGTCAATCTCTTCGTCATCGTTCGATCCGACACGACGCACTACTCGATTCTGTAACGCTCGCAACAGCTTGGCTTGTAGCGCATACGGCAAGTCACCGATCTCGTCGAGGAACGCTGTGCCGCCTCGCGCTTTAATCAGCAAGCCAGCGCGGTCATTGAATGCGCCAGTGAACGCACCCTTAACATGACCGAACAACTCAGACTCGATCAGGTTCTCGGAGATGGCAGCGCAGTTGATTGCAACGAATGGTCCGACACGATTGCCGTGCAATGCACGTGCGATCAACTCCTTGCCTGTGCCAGAGTCACCACGAATCAACACTGGATAGTGAACAGTCGCTAGTGTCTTCACTTGCTCCTTCACTTTGATCAGGTCAGGGTCACACGTGATGAACCTGTCCAACATCTTCATCGCCATCTGTCCCGGCTGAAGTTGCGCTGATGTCGCAGGTTGTGACAAGCGTTCCTCTTTCGCCGCACTCTCAACTTGTCGTGTTAGCTTACGAGCTTCATCATTCGAGATGATGTTCTCCGCCTTCATCAAGTTGATGTTGTCGAGACGACGCTTCGCCCCCTCACTTAACGCTCGCGCTGCTGCTATGCGTGCGGCGATACCGACAAGTGGTGTGCTAGACAAGCAGGTCGAGTTGTGGAGTTGACGTGCGGTTGGTGCTGCGCTTACTGCGTTTGGTGTTTCGTTTTCCATGGGATTGTTTGTTGAATTGTTCTGACTTCCAAAGATTCCACAAGTCCGTTGCTCGCTTGCCGTAGAACTTGTATTCCGTTCCGTATCCGTATGTAAAGATCACGAAGAACCTCCAGTGATCGTGAGTTGATGGCGGCCTGCGTTCGTGTGCAGGTGAACCGAGATATGTTGCAGCTGGTTTCGTTGCGCTATGCACAACCATTTCGAACTCATTCTCCC